ATCTCTCGCAACGACTCAAACCCCACGCTTTGCATGAGCCGCGCCAGCGTGTTCACGTCATACATCCACTTGTGCGGCGTGTCCTGGACCGTGCTGTAGATAAACAGCGCGCATACGTCATCTAGGTCGGCCACGTGATACCACCGGCCATCGTACTCCACCTCGTCGATCTGCTGCGTCAGGTACTTGTGCATGATGGCCCGCGTGTCCGGGACCAACAGCCCTAGCTTGCCGCCGGGACTCAGCACGCGGTAACAGGTCGCCACGAATTGCAAGGCCTGGAGCTGGTCCAGGTGCTCCACAAAGTGCGCGGCATAGATTTCGTCATACTCGCCGTCTTGGCACGCTTCCAGATATTCCAGCGCGTCAGCGTGAATCTCTGCCGGCGAGGACGGATCAATATCCAAGTTGGTGTAGTAGTTGAGCGGCCAATCACCACAGCCGATATTGAGCCGTCGGTCGGTTGTGTGCATAAGCTCTAGCTCATCCGCCTCTTCTATCGGTCGTTGTCCGTGCATGAGTCTCCCCCTCATTGCCAGATTTGAAAATCCTGTACCACTCGCTTCCAGCCTGTGTCTGGGTCTGGCAGGTCGAATTGATTCACCCAAGCGATCTGCGCCTTCTCTGGTTCTATCAAAACACCAGTCCCCAATTTCCCGGCGAATCCGTCCAGACAATCCAACACCTGCGCCGCTACCGCCCGCGCCGATGTGTACGTTGTGCCCCAGCTGGTCAGTTGGTAGATCGGCCCCTGGAGCGTGGTTGGCTCGCTGGCCACCTGGACCGCCTGTACCGCGACCTGCTTGTACGTGACCATGGGCAGCGTCGGTCTGGGCGGATGGTCGTTCGGGTAAATCCGCGTGCCCACAAGCGCCGCAAGCGCAACATGTGCTGCCAATTCTGCATAAAGCCCCGATTCGATGGTCATAGGATTTTCTCGATTTCGTCCATAATGACGCCTGCCATGACTTGCGCAAGGTCGTCTCCCGCTCGCACCAACGTAGGCCGGAGAAATGGCTGGTTGACCTCGACATAAGGCGCGTATTCGGCCCCCACAACCAAAAAAGCCTCGCTGTCCTTGTGCGGGGATAGCTCGTGCCCAAAAGGCGCGTCCGGGTTGCGCATGATGGCCTCAGATCGAGAGGTGCCGTAGGTGCTCTCCTGGCTGCCGCTGGCGTAAACGCTAGAGCGCATAAAGCCGGTATCCACCAGTCCCTTCTCGGTAATGTCGATCTTGACCTGCGCTTCCGCTTCCAACGCGGCGGCCATGAGCGCCTTGGCGACAATCGGCCCCTTCAGTTCTTTGATGATGCGAGATAGCCGCGCCCTGGCTTCGTCCCAGCCCTTCATTTCGACATTCCAGCTCATTCTTCTACCGCCTTGAGCAGCACCACCAGGCCTGACGGGCCGCGTCGTGGTCGGGCGATCACCTGGTAAATCTCGTCCGTTGTGTCCTCGCCGTAGCGATAGGTGAGTTTAAACTTGTCCTTCTCGTTGATCGTGGTGGCGATGGGCAGCCGCAGCTCGGCATCAACTTTGAGGATCACGCCGTCCTCGCGCTCCACCTCTTTGCCACCGGTGTAGTGAAATCCACAGTCCACCGCCGCGCCATAGGTCCAATCATCCAGCGATTCGCCGTTCGCGCCGCGCGTCTCTGACCACGTGCCCACCTGGCCCTGGTCCTGCATGTAATAGTCTTGGACCTCGCGCATGTAGCTCAGATCGCTAGTTGTGAAGGTCACTGTCTAGCCCCTCCACGGTTTCATCTACCAATGGGTGCATGATGGACTTGACCGTCTTGCCCGAGCGGCGCGCCATGTGGAATCGCGCCGACTTCATGTACATCTCATATTGCTGGCTGGCGTCGTATCGCCCGCCGTCCGCTGAGAAATCAAATTTGTGCGCCACAGCGGCAGCTTTCTCTTCCCAAATGTCGGCAGCGGCGGCATGCAGATCATACGTCGGCACCCAGTCATCATTGTCATCCTGCGTTGGGGGCTCCGTCGTCGTGTCCCACTCGTAAGGCTCTTCGCCGAAAACATCGATCAAGGGATGCGCCTCGATGTAGGTCGTCAAGGACGCATCGGTATAGGTGGTATCGTCCGATTCGGCGATCATCCGTCTGAGTTGGGCGATCTCTGCCGCCGTCGCTGCCATGGTACGCTCCTATCTATGCTTACTGGTGGATGTATTCGATGTGATACGTGCCCACCAGGCCCGCCAGCGTCGCCGACGGGGTAACGGTCACGTACTCGTCGCTGCCCCATTCCACACAAGCCTGCGCCACGTTGCCGTCCACGCAATCCTCAACGTTGTCCAGGATGATGGCCGCAGCACCTACATTGCCGCCGTCAATCAGCTCATCGTTGGATGTGCCGGTGGCGGCTACGCCAGCGTCAACAGTTGCCGCGCCGGTGGCCTCGGTCGTGACGTTGAGGATAAAGCGTGTGATCAGCAGGTCCGCGCCCTCTGGATTGGCCAGATTCAGCGCATCGCCGCCGGTCGTGGTGGTGGCAGCCGTGAGACTGCCATACAAACAACCCTTGCCTTGTGCCATGATTCGTACCTCCTAGATAGTGGGCGGGGACTAGTCCCCGCCCTTGATGGTTTGATTACGTCACCATTTCCACGGCTTCGCCCGACTCGTCCGCGCCGGTCACCGCGTCCATGTTGCCCATGAGCACGCCGCGATCGTTGGCGTCCCACTTGGCCGCGCCATAGCTCATGCAGTCCTTGAGCAGGATGCGCGCCGGTCGGTTGGCTGCGATGGCCGGGATCACAAATCCAGCCGTCATCTCGAAATTGGCCTTGTTGCAGTTGGAAAAGATGCATTCCTTGAAAATGGTGTAGCGGTCGATGCCGGTCGCATCAGCCACCTCGACAAAGGCCGCGCCCGCGTTGCCCGCGTACATGGACACGTGGCAGTCCTCGAACACGTTCCGCGAGGCGGCGCCGTCGAATAGCACGCCCACATGACCCGTCGCCGAGGCGATGGTATCCACGCCGATAGTGCAATGGCGGAACAAGTTTTCGTCGCCGGTCACCTTCAGGCTCGCCCCGCCGTTGATCGCCATAGTAGCATGGCCGCCACCGGCGAAATGGACGTTCTCGAAATAGTTGCGCCCGCCGGCCACCTGCACGTTGATCAGGCTGGTGGCGTCGTCCACGCCTTGAAAGATGTAGAAATTCTTGAAAATGCAGCCCGTGGCCGTGACGTTAAGCAGGGGCGACGCGCCGGTCAGGGTGGAGGTCTGGAAAATGCGAGCGCGTTGGGCGGCGGCGCTTGGCGCGCACCAACCGATGAGGTGCGTATAGTTCTTGTCCCAGGTCAGGGCCGCAGCGAGATTGTTGCCGCTGGAGCCTGCCAGGTAAAGGACCACGTCGTGCTGGTTGGCGGTACACAAGGCTTCGGCGGCTTCGATGCTTGCCAGCGGGTCCTGGAAGGACTTGCCGGTGTTGTTGTCACTGCCGTTGGCCGGGTCCACCAAAAAGATGTTGCTATTCGGCCCTCGGGGGATGCCCTGCAAGGCCAGGTATTCAGTTACCGCTTTTGGGAAAAGGCCCATGTCATCCTCCTTAGGATTCCTGGATCACCGCGAACGGGCAGCGGGAGGCTGCCGTCTCTTGCATGCGGTTGATCGGATTCGGTAGCGCAAAGCCCAGGCGCATCACGGCGCGAAGAGCGATCATGTCCTGCTGCGCCAGGTTGTAAACAATGTTGCCGCTGGCGTCTTGGATCACGGCCTGGTCCAGCACCTTGTACGTCAGGTCCTGTCGCATGGCGTAAACCAGCTGGTCCCATTGCCCGGCGACCATGAGATAGGTCGAGCTGGCCACGCCGGTCAGCGGGAACAGGATAGGAGCGCCGTCTAGGTCGTACTGATTCGAGCCCTGCATAGAGCGCGTGAAAATGGGCATGCCTTCGGTATCGCGCACGTTGCGGAGCTTGCGCTTCATGGAGCTGTGCGCTACGCTGCCGGTGACCATAAAGCCGTCGGCTTCCACCAGCCCAAACAGGCCAGCGGTGCCGTCGGCTTTTTCGCCAAGGATCGCCTCATACCAGTCGGTATAGTCGCTGGCGTCGATGTACTGGCTGGCAGCGTTGGCAACGGCCTGAATGCCAGCAGCGCCCAGGGCGGTAGACCAGTTGGTCGGGATGTTAGTGCCCCAAAGCACGGCGTTGTCGATGGCGATGGCAAAGGCCTCTTCCAGCATGGGCCGAATCTGGCCCCAAATGTCATAACTGGAATCGTCCAGCACGGCCTCGGGAATCGGCACGATCACGGCCAACTCCTCGGCATAGATGTACTTGTCTTCCCAGGTCACCTCGCTGGTCTGCTTCTTGCCCGTATCCGCTGTCACAAAGTAGGCTGTGGGCAGCGCCGATACGACCGGCATGGTGCGCTGGTTAACGGTAAGGTTCGGGAGCCGCGTTGCTAGCTGCATGCAAACGCTGCGACCCGGAACATGGGACAGGATTTCGTCGCTAACATCGGTCGGAATGAGCGATGCAACGTCGGTCCTGGAAATCAAGCTGTTGTAAGGCATATTGACCTCCTAGCGGGGGTCATGAGAT